CCTAAAGGCCCCCTCTCTATCATAAGAAAGTGAGGGTTCAGATGTACACTGAGCGGAAGAGTGGCGGTTCTTACGGGATCTGGTCTCCAGGCCCCGTTAGCGCCGTTGGTTCTTCCTCGGGAAGTTGGGTATATTCCTATCGCACCGGTTTTAAGGGTGGGATAGATTATGTACCTGGTCTAGAGTATACTGATGATTTGGTGAGTAATCTTACTCGCCGAAAGACTTTCTACGAGGACCTACAAAGGGCCCTCAGTGAAAATCACACCAGTTACCCTACGGATACACGTGTGTATACCGTCGACCGTGGACATTCCTTCTGTTCTATTAAGACAGATGGTGCTGTCCAAACTTCCACTCTTGTTGACAAATCGGGTAAAGTACTCCAAAGGCTCGCTGGCAGCGTCTCCGCTGCCATCGTCCCGAAGTTCTTTATCCAACCCACTATTACTAGTGGTTCGGCCACCAGTTATGACGGTGTGGACTTCGGTCCTTCCGTCGCACCGGTGCGCCCAATCCAGGTCATGATGGACCGAATGGTCCCTCGTGGCGCTGCGATTGGTGAGACGATCGTTGAGTTAGTCCGTGGGGATATTCCCTCCGTACTTACCAGCGTTCGTTCTGCCGTCAACAGAGCTCAGTCTAACTCGAGGTTGGTGGAGACTCTTCGCAGGTCACAAAGTCCTGCAGAGTTTGATGCTCTTACTAAGATCATCCTCTCCAATCCGAATTCCAAACCCAGATGGCTTAAGTCATCTGGTAAGGATTTCCTCGAGGTTCAGTTTGGTATGCTTCCATTGCTGACTTCTATCCTCAATGCGGTTAGTGTCTTAGCCCGCGTTACTGACGCGCTCTATGGACACTCTTTCCGCAGACAGGACAAGAGTCTCATGCCTGAGTACGATTTCTTTAGATCTCGTACTATAGGCGAGAACCGAACCGCCTATTACGGCGGGTTTCCGGGCAGATTCAACGTCATCGGGCCTGTTGCCCCTGGCGGAGAAGATGCCTACGGTTCTCTGGATGTTCGCGTTTCCCTCAGAGCCACCCTTAACGGGCGGCCTACTGACGGCCTCGCTTCATACTACACTGATGCACCTGACATTGTCAAGAATCTCGGTATTTGGTACCCTTCTTTAGGTTGGGACCTCTTGCCGTACTCTTGGCTAGTCGATTGGGTAGTCTCCATTGGCAATGCCATAGAGCGCTCGTCCTTCTTTGGGAGGACGGGCGTATACCCTATTGACTATTGTTACGCGACATATCGCTCTACCTTTACCGTTATCCGTTCCCCTCTGGGGTCCGGAAAATTTCGGTGGGCTAGTGATAATCAGTTCGTTTCCTCTAGTTGGGGTGCTTGCACCACAACCGGATTGTACCGAACTCGCGTAAACCCTTTTGCATCGGCTTCTAATCTGTCGGGTTTATCCGCATATCAGATGTCGATACTTTCTGCCCTCGGCTTAGCGCATTCGCGCTAAGTCTAACATCCCTCTATAAGGAGGTAGACATAAGTCAAACCAAATAAAAGGAGTTATCATGGCTTTCGCCGATCCTCAGACCATTACGGTCGATGGCACATCATTTGCATGTGCCCGTTCCTTCACAGGAACCGAGATGGGTAAGTTCGTGTCTGCTGACACGTCTTACAAACTCGAGGTTACCCCTCGTGTTCTTCGCACTGGCCGCACTCAGAGGAGTGCTGCCGCGATCAACACGAAGGTCACCGCGGATCCGCTCGTCACTACGACGAATATTCGTGTCTCTGACACGATTCGCCTTGTGATCGATCGACCTGCCCAGGGCTACAGCGATGCTGAAGTCGTCAAGCAGGTCTCTGGATTCATTGCCTGGCTTACTGCCAGTAGCAATGCCAATCTCGTGAAGCTCGTGGCTGGTGAAAACTAGCCACTGAGGATCCCGGGAGTCATGGCATGGAATGCCTAGCACCATAAGGAGCGACATTGAAAAGCCATGAACTCCACCGAGCCGTACTCATTGATGTGTACCGCTCGGTAGGGCTGTCTCATGATAGAGATGTTCAACGCCTTGTCAAGAGAGCGTCTTCCGAAGGAAGACACTTCCTAGACATTACGCTTCCTACCCTTGACGACTTCCTTCTGGAAGGTCTGTCTAAGGGCTCGCTCCCCAGTATCACTGGGTGGGCGATGAAGCGCTGCAAGCCGAAATTTCTTTTCCCACTCTGGGATAGAGTTTTCGACGATGCAGGCGTTGTCCTCTCTGAGCCTTGTACCGACAGTATTCGGGGTATCAGACAGATCTCTCGGCTTTCTAAAAAAGTCTTTGAGGTCTGCTCTACGAGCAACGTTGAATCTGCTATAAGCAAGTTCATCGAGCTCGACGCCAGTTTGGCGGATTCCGAGTACTTCAGTACTTTACCTGATATCGCATTCATTCTCTTTAAGGACGTCATTCATGGCGTCAGCGAAGAGGCTATAGTTGAAAATGTTCAACATGGCCCCGGAGCTGTTGCTGAAGGGTTGGACTCCGTTTCGAAGTTCGATTTTCCTTCAGTATCCCCTGAGATTGAATCTGTCTTTGGCCCTGAAGTTTTCCGTCCCTTTTGGGGATGGGGACTTCAGGAACCTCCAAAGACAGCTGTAGTGCCAGCTCGGCTCCACGCAGCACCAAAAACTGCTGTGAAGCCTAGGCTGATATCGATTGAACCTGTTTACAACCAATACATCCAGCAAGGGATACATAGTATCCTCAAGCGTGGAATTGGTCGTATGGCGATCTGCCAGTACGATAGCGCATCCCCAAATTGGGAACTCGCTCGTCAAGGCAGTATCGATGGAACTTTAAGTACCATCGATTTATCGGACGCGTCTGATAGAGTCTCTTTGAGTCTCTTCGAGCACGTTTTCAGTCGATTTCCTCGATTCGTTGCTTATTGCAAAGCCTCGAGGAGCGCTACTGTTGATACAGGTCATGGAGTGATAAACTTAAGAAAGTTTGCATCCATGGGCTCTACCGTTACATTTCCAGTGGAGGCTTTAGTCTTCACTGCGATACTCGTTATGAGTGTCATGGAATGTGACGGTTTAGGCCTGTCTAGCGTACGAGCTATTGCTCGCAGGCCTGGATTGAGAGTATATGGTGACGACATAATTGTCCCTACCATATACTGCCCAAAACTATTCGAAAATCTCGAGAGGTTCGGGTTGAAAGTCAACCAGAACAAATCGTTCTTTTCAGGCTCCTTTAGGGAGTCTTGCGGGATGGATTATTACAAAGGCATACAGGTTCAACCTGTGTACCAGCGTAAGCATCTTCCGCAGAATAGACACCATGTCGAAGAGATTATATCTCTGTCCTCATTTCGCGATAGGTTCCTAGGAATCTATGGCGAGGGGGCCGTCACCTCGCTAGTTGACGACCTCTTGAACCGGGTTCTAGGGTATTATCCCTGGCACTCCGACCCTCCTCGCTCTAACTCCGTCTCTCGACGAGGTAAGAGCAAGACACGATGGAATCGTGATCTACAACGACACGAGACCCTCGTTTGGGTTCAGTCTTCTAAAAGAAGGCTGACACGTGCGTCAGACTACGCAAAGTTATTTGCGAGTCTCTCGTACGTCGGTTCTGATGAGCCCCCCGATCTTGATCGGGTTACACATGGTGCGCGTCCCTACGCCGCTAAACTAAAGCGTAGGTGGGTAGAAGAGTACTAGCTACTCTTCTACGGGCGGGAATTCCATTTATTCTATTCATATAGATAACTGGAATGATATGTTTCCATATCTGCAGGGCATCCCGCCC